GCTGAGGGGGATATAAGGTCATTCCAACGTTCTTTGTAGAGTCCAAAAAATTCGATAACGGGTTTACCAGTCATAGGTTGTATCCCTCATTCGTTCATAGGCATAGTCAGGTACTTTATGGTGATACCGATGGGCAGTTAGGTAATTTACCGTCTGGTAGTTTAGACAGCCTCATCAGTAGCAGTCCCTTTGCCGACTCTATCGGCAGTGATGACCCTGATAAACGAGGGGGGCTATTTACTAAGGATGCCAAGCGCCGCAATGATAAGAATCTAACGGGTAGTTATGGGCAGAGTGATGGGCAGTTGGGTACGATGAAGGATGAGGGATTCGATGGTATAGTAGGGAGTCCACCATTTATAGATGAGCGAGCTATTACTGGTAGAGACATAAAACGAACTAGGCGAGACTTTAGAATCGGTATTAGTAATACATCACAAAATGAATACGGTGAGTCAGATGGGCAGTTAGGGCAGATGCCCGATAAAGGATTCGACGCTAGTATATCTAGCCCTAGCTTCGCCGGTAACACCGGTGGTCGTGGTGATGCATCGCGCAGCGGCATAGATCCGGCGCTGTTTGACCGCAGCAGTGGGGGGATGAAGAAGGGCACGGGTGAGAGTGAGGATAATTTAGACCATCTGCCGATGAAGGGGTTTGATAGTGCGGTATCTAGCCCACCATATGATGAGAGTACGGGTGTACCTAGTGGAGGACGTTTACAAAAATTAAGTGGTGGTACATTGTCATCTTCAGCACAAAAAGAATTTGGACTTACTGGTAGTTATGGTCAAACAGACAACCAGATGGGCAACTCAACCGGCCCTACATTTTGGCAAGCCGCCAAAGATATATTACTCGAATGTCACAAGCTACTTAAGCCCGGCGCTTATTCGTTCTGGGTGGTAAAAATGTACGTGAAGGGCGGTAAGCTAATAGACTTCCCCGGCCAATGGCTTAAACTCTGCGAAGTCTGCGGCTTTGAACATATCGAGACCATCATTGCATGGCAAACAGAGGATAAGGGAACTAACTTTGATTTTGAAGGTAAGAGGCAAACGAAGGTGGTGCGTCGCCAGTCATTCTTCCGATTGTTACACATAAAGAACCATCCTGAATTGGCAATTGACAGTGAGATAGTTTTAGTTCTACGTAAAGCATCTTTAACTGGCAGCGATTAGCATGAAAGGAAACTCCCCTGGTGGCAATGCCGGTTATGATGATAGGGGTAGGGTGTGTACTGGGGCAGCCCTACCCCATTTTAAGAAAGGATAAACATGGAAACACCACTATTAAAAGCTGAGATCGAAGCACTCGCCAAAATCATCGCACGACAACCTCACGCGCTGGAACTTAAAGCCGACTTTGACGCGCAATTCATCGAAGCACGATTAGAAGCAAAGCGTAGCTTGCAACGCACCGCAAAGCGCTTAGAGGACTGCCCCAAGATGAGCGAAATGTTTACCTTACATTCACGCTAGACACACGCCACGTTTACAGACATCGCTATTGTTCTGTGTTATAATTACCACAATCAAATATCATTACCTGCGAAAAGGACTCCCAAATGTCACACCCATTTTACCACTACCAAGTAAGCGATAAAGACGTTCTCCTATTCAAGCTTATCACTACTCGCCAGCTTAATCCGCAAGATAACATCCTTGCCGACTTAGCCGCCGCCTGTTTAGCCATCCAAACAAAGGAGGTAAAATCCCATGTCCGATAAAGCAATATCCGCCGCTGACTTAAAAGCATTAGCCGACGCAATAAAGAACGCCAAGCCGGTTATTGAAAGTTCCGCTAGCCTGGCCCGCGCCGCTGCTGGTATTATGAAAGGTAAGTAGGCTACGGCCCAAGTTCTGTCTGTAGTCTATCCACTTCAGCTTGTTTCTCCGCTATATCCGTATCATCAAACAGAGTGCGATTCTGTTTCATCTCACGCAATTCCGCCAACTCCCTAATAAGTAACCTCTTAACTTCTATCCTGTGTTGAATATCCGCTTGTTGTCTACCTAATTCAATCTCAGCTAATCTATCCGATTCCTCTTTAGGCGATAGCTCGACAACCTCAACCTGTCCAGTTTGGCAGTCAATAACTACTCGTTGCATTTAGTATATACCGTATATCTGAAACCGTGAACCGCTTACAAAGTTCGGGCCAGTTGTCGGGCCAAATATAATGGATGTAATAGCTGCTGTACTACGCCAGCGTCCCGCCCTGAGTTGCAAAAACAAGTCTGCATCGGCTGATATATTTCCAAATACTGCATTAGATGAGAGAGTCCATTTTTCAGTCGTAGTAAGACTATAGCCAAAAACATAGCCAAATGAGGGTGAGAAGTTACTCGCCCGCGAGTTTGCCCCCTCACCTAAGCCAAATTGTATGGAAGTATCTGCCCTAGTTGCTAAGCCCGTTAGGGTAGCACTGTTAGATGTTAGTCGTTCCCAATCATAAATTGCGGTAGCATCCCCATTAAATCTTACAAATACTCCCTCAGTCTCCGATGCCTGATCTGATCTAACTTGTGCTACTAACATTAAATGCCTGAAGCCTTGCGGTATACTACTAAGCGTCACCCCTGTAGCACTGGCGGCCAGAATCGTCTCAGTAATGAGTGACAGCCCTAATGCCTTCTCTGGTTTAATCAGGCCATCCACTTGCTTTTGCAAATCGGCTATCTGTTTAACGAGTTCAATCACGCTATCAATCCCTCAAAGTCAAGACGCGCCTGGATCGTCTCGCGTCTACTAGAATCTAACGAGATAGTCACCGCACGAATGATCGTATCAAATTCCACGTTCTTATACCGACTTCGTACCTTATCCCCAAAGTTCCAATCTATGCCGAATCGCGTACCAGCCGTATCCACAGGCTGCGCCGTGAATCTAATACGTGGCCTTCCCTGTTCTAATGCTGCGCGTCCTGCTTCTCTAACGCCATTATCCGCCGTCTGGTTACGTGCATCGGCGAATCCCTCACAACGATTCCAGATGCTTAAATTGTACCGATCACTGTCACTTACCTGTTGCACATTCCGCGCTGAACCTTCACCTTGTCCAGCCGCATAGATATAATTCTCTTCCTCGGAGTAGTCATATTCAAGTGACGGTTCGCGCATATTACCTCGCGCTTGATCGAATACGACAAAGCTGGTTACGTCCTGCCCCGGCTGGTTTATCTTGGTTTGAAATTGCAGAGTCAAACTACTACCTGTAACAACATTAGGTTCAACGCTAAAAAACACCTCAGTTCCAGCTTCTCTTGCGGCTTGTGCTAGAACAGGTAACACGCCATTGCCGGATGAAGTTAGAAGTTGGTCAAAGGGGAACGTCTTGGTAATGGTTGGGCCAACGCTTGCCTCAGCTTGTATGCTCAAATTAGGATATACTCGCGTGCCAGCCGTAGGTACAATCGGCGCGTTTTCCAGTCCTTGTGTAACTATTTCCTTCATCATATCATCAGCAAAGTCTGTCTTAGCTGCTACCGCTGTACCTGAGTAGGCCGTTACAATCCTACGCCTTAACAAGTCATTTACGTCTGGCCCTTCCAGTGTGACAACTTCTCGACTCCCCTCAGTCGAAAATATCCACTTCCTCAAAAAGTATGGCCGCCATAACGACATAACTCCGCCGCGCGGTTGTCGCCATATTTGAACCATTCTATCCACAGCTATCATGCCAATGTCAAACGATAACGGCATTTTGAGTGTAAACCAGCCGATACCTTTTACAACTTGTGAGGCATTTAAGGCCGTGATAGTGGTTAGATGCGCTAATCGTGAACCTTCATCATCGGTCAGCCATATCTCATAGCTACCTGCGCCGACCCGACTGACTGCTTTAATGGACGGTGCTAATGTGCCAGTATCGGTAGGAGTCGGTGTAGGTGGTACGACAGTTGAGCCAAAAGCAATATACCAGACAAATGCTTGCGCCGGGTCTGCGTTATCCATGATGCAGGTGAATCCGTCACTGTCTACACTGACAACATCCATCTCCCCGTCTATGGCCGATGCGGTAGAGATGTTTACGTAAACCCCATCAAACTCAATGGCCGTCGTCACTTCTGAATCGGCTACACCATCCGTGTCCAGTGTAGCTTGTGCGCCGCGTGAGGTTGCACTATCAAACGCGCCGATGCTCATGCGGTCATGCGCCTGCCCCGTATCGGATGTACTTTTAGTTTGGCAGTGAGAGACGAACATAGCCGCTGTAGGTGAGAAACCGAATCCGGATTCGACAATGCTAGTTGTTATATCTGTCTGTGTCAGCAAGTCGCCTAGCACATATGAACCACCTTTAAGCGCAAGGTAGAGTATACGGCGAGTGGTTGTAATCTCTTCCCAATCTAGCGTAAATCCGTCACTGTCCATTGATACCAGGTCGGCCCGTGCATTTATCACGTCGCCAATACCGCTAGGCATCATAGCTATGCAACCATCATCTATACAGTATGAGGATGTGTCCATCGTAGCGCTGGCTTCATCCGTGCCCACGCTCCACACATAGCGATTAGTAGAGGATTTAGCCGCGCCAAACATCAGCAAACCACCGGTACTATCCGATTGAGGTAAAGCACCAGTATTCTCGCCACTGGAAAACAGGACTATATCAGGCTGAAAACCCACGCCAGTATAACCCACACTG